CTTACTTGTCGGCTCTGCTGAAAAGTTCCTCAACCAGCTCTCTTGTGGTGCAGGATGCAAGGGCATTTTCCGGCTCCACAACATAATTAGAGGGGAGGAGGAAAGCGGGACGGGACCCGTGGGTATTGTTGCAGAGGTAGTTGCTGACATAGCCATTGGTGTCCAAGCCCATGACCCAGGTATCATCCTCATTCACGCAGGGGGTGCTCCAGGGGGTAACAGACCATTCCCATTTTTCCGGCTTGGGGATGATGTCATGGTACTTGCGGTACTCATCAAAGGTAAGTGGTGCAATGCAGCAGGTATCAATGCCATACTGCTTGCTACCGTTGACTGCGGTGAGGTCAATGGCGCGTTTCAAAATCTCACCATGGTTGCCCTGGGTGAGCGTGTCCATGTAGGCACCGTTGAGGTGTTCACGCAGGTCACTCTTGGCAAAATCGTTGTCAGAGCCAAAAGTGTGCTCAATCTGCTCAAGCACCATGAGCAGGGTGCCGTCCTTGCGGTGCTCCAGCACGATGCAGGGCTCACCGTGGTACTTTACGGTTGCACCTGCTTGAAAATCGGATAACATTTTCACGGTTTAGTCCTCCTCTCTTTCCTCGTTGGCATCCTCAATGTCAATGAGATTTTCTGCCTGCACAATGATTTCACTCACAATTTGCCTAATAGGCAGTGCAGTCTTGGCGCGCAGGCGGCGGATGACTTTTTCCGCCTCCGGGGTCAATCTGACAGTACCGATGCACTCGTCAGAAGTACGGCTGCTTTTCAGCACAATAGGGTTTGCATTTGCTTTCATAGGGTTGTCCTCCTTTGGTTGTATCAATGTGGGCGGTTATGCCTCGGCAGCTTTGCGGCCCCTCCGTTCAATAGATTTTTGGACAGTGAGCTGTGCCAATTCCGCATCATAGCGGCGGCGCATATCGGGGAGCCGTGTGCCGTCATATCCACGCTTGAGCTCTGTGTAAATTGCAGACACGGACAAGTCAAAGTCCTGTGCAATCTCTTTGACAGAGGCACCGCTTTCCCAAAGGCTCTGAATTTTCTGGCGCTCTGAAATAGAACGGTAGGCGTAGGTTGCCATTTGTTTCACCTCCTCACGGCATAAAAAAATTAGACTGCAAGGGTCTTGGATGACCCTGCAATCTAATAATAATGGTTACCGACCAAAATGTCAAGAATAAATTGCAAAAATAGTTGTAAAATTTTTTAGAGTGGTATCATCAAAGCCTCTGGATGTGTCCAGAGGCTTTGATTTTATGCGGTTTTTAAGAAAAAAGGCGCAGAAACGAAACCGGATGCAATTATTGCTTTCCGGCTCCCTGCACCAATGCTCTGCGGTTTTTATGCAGTTTGCAAATACTCCTGCATGACCTGGTTGGCGCTTTTCCATCCCAGGATTTTGCGGGGGTAGTTGTTCATCCATTCCTCAGCCACACGCACCTCACAGAGCTGCACCTCATCAAAGTTTGTGCCTTTTGGGAAAAACCGCCTAATTATTCTGTTCATGTTTTCATTGCTGCCACGCTCATGCGGTGAGTATGGGTGACAGTAATAGAGCTTTGTGCGTTTTTGTTTTCGGCGGCAGGAACGCTCAAGACCCTCATAGTCCGCAAACTCACAGCCATTGTCCACGGTGATGCTTTTGAATGTGTCATAGAAGTCTTTTCCATATCTGCGTTCCAGTTTGTCCAAAGCCTTTACCACGCTGCTGCTTGTGTGGTCCGGCAGGAGGATGAGGATGCCGTTACGGCTCAACCGTTCGGTAAGGACAAGGAGCGCCTTGGTGGTGCCCTGTGCGCCCATCACGCTGTCCATCTCCCAATTTCCAAAAGTGGTGCGCTTGAGGATTTCGTCCGGGCGGTGTTCGATGCTTTCACCTTTTGGCGCTCTCGCGGCTTTTTTGCGGCATTGTTTGGTATAGTGCCGTTTGCCCTTTTCATGCAGGTGCTCCGGAGCAAGTTCCAAAAACACATCCCCACGGTAAATGTAGTTGTAAAGGGTGCTTTCACAGATATTGACCACTTTATTGGCGGTTTTTGCCTCCACCAACGCAGCACCGGGAGAAAAGTGGTGCTCAATGATTTGCTCCTCTAAAAAGTTAGACAGTTCTATGTTGTTTCCAATCTTGAGGTCTGGCCCCTTGGCTTTCAGATGCTCCCTATATGCACGCTCCGCAACCTCCGCACAATAACGCTCCTCAACAGTATAATCTGTGTTCCGTTGCGTGCACATTCCGCGCTTGATTTCATAGTAAATGGTACGCACTGACACGCCAAGCGCCTCCGCAATTTTCGCTTTTGCGGTATGGACTTTGAGCATTTTCTCAATGGTCAGTCTGTCATTCCAGGTGAGATGATGAAAGCCTTTATAGTTCATGGGGTCCTCCTCGTAAAAGAAAAAGCGGGGTGCAACCACCCCGCCAAGTTCCGTGTCAACCAATCATTTTGGCATATCTCTTTAACAATTCTGCGGTTTCCCCATCTGGGAGGATGTCCTCCAGTTTGCAGTTGAGAGCCAAACAGATTTTTAAGAGGGTAGCCAGCTTTGCACCGCTAAGGTCACGCCCACCCTGTTCATAGGTTTGGAGCACTCTGCCGTTGATAGCGGCGGCGGTCGCAAGCTGTGACTGTGACATTTCTCTGGATAAGCGGGTGTTTTGTAAGTTTGAACGGGCCATATAGCAGCACCTCCTTTGTTATGCTCTAATTATACAACTTTTGTTGTATAATGTCAACAGCAAAAAAGAAAAACGGTCCCAAAATCTGAGCCGTTTCTCAATGGTTGCGGTTTCTTAATCGGTCTGCAAGCTCTGCCAACACGGCAACATCCTTGTCATTCAAGCCGGACACATCCACTATGGCTGAGTGCTCAATGCCAAGCAAATAGTCCGTAGACACGGAAAACACTGTTGCCAAGTCCACCAGACAAGCCGGTGATGGTGTGGAAAGTCCCTGCTCTCAAGAGTTCACTCCGTTTCTGGTGATGCCCAATTTGCGCGCAAGGTCTGCCTGTGTCCAACCTTTTGCCTCACGCAACGCTTTGATTTTATCAGCGGTCATGCGTATCCCTCCTCCTACTGAAAAGTATAGTTTACCCAAAAAATAAGTCATTATCATATAGGCTCTACTGCTTGACAAATGCACTGTGTTGGATATAATTAAACTTGTAAAAGTAAAGAAAAAAGCAGAAAATGGGAGGTGATAAGCAGTGAAAAAGGTTTTATGGATTGTTCGCATCATTTTTGGAATGTCGTGCGCTGTGGCAACACTCGGTGGGGTAATTATGTCGGTACAAGACCCGGTGCCGGAAAACATTTTGCTCACGGTTGTTTGCATAGTCCTTGCCGTCCTGCTTTTGAAAAAGAGGAAAAGAAAAGAGCCGGAGGTGTTAAGAACATCTGAAACATCCACGCCGCTGGTGTCCGTAAAGACAGAGCTCACATAGCCGGATGTGCCGGAGGACACGCTCCGTGATATGCGGAAATATTATTCCACGATGCAGGCAGAAAACGATGCACGCATCATGCGTGAGAGTTTCCAGCTTTGTCAACAAACCTTTGCCTATGAAACATTTTTCAGCCGGTTGCAGTTGGCGGAACGCAAGGCATTGACCTTGCTGCAAGCCAAAAAAGCCGGGTGCAAAGTGGATGAGCAGATGCTCAAAGCAGCAGAGAGTGTGCTTTCGGCAGTGGATGCTCTCAAGACGGATTTCCTGGGGCGTATTTATACCAAGGAAACAACAGAGGCTATGCGCCTAAAAACGCAGGCGGGACAAAACAGACGGTTAGAGGCTTTCGTTGATGAGCTGCAAGGATATGAAAATGATTTTATGACCGTTGAGGATGACTACAACAAGATTATAAAAGGCGTGCAAGCGCTTATGTCATAGAACGCAAAAAAAGCCGGAGAGGGTCACACCTCTCCGGCTTTTCGCTGTCTTATTCCTTTTTGTTTTTATCCAACTGTGCAATGACCTCTTTGAGCTTGTCAAAGCCGAACATGGCGGCGTAGGCAACCATAAAGCCAAGCACAACCGCAGCGGCAACCATGTACCACACCACGGTGATGCTTTTAATCTGGCAGTAGGCAAAGAACGCTCCAAGGGTCAAAACGATTGCCACAAGCGTGGCAAGGATGTTTGTGGGCAGCTTGTCCCAGGTGAGCTTTTTGAGCACCTGCACAATGATGTTGGTGATGACCACCAACACACCCACGAGGCTGAGAATAACGGACCAGTCAAAGATGTTTTCCATAGTGAAATCCTCCTCTTATTTTTACCCCACAAGGGTGAGGTTTTTGATGTTGACGGCAGCGGTCACAACGCCGTCTTTGCCGATAACCACACGGTCACCGTCAATTTGCATGACGGTGTAAACCGTACTGTAAACGAACGATGCAAGAGAGCCGCCCGTGTAGGTTTTAGCGCCTTTATTGACCTTGACCTTGCTGCCTTTTGCAATGGATGCGCTTGATTTGGTGATGTCTGCGGCATCCACCCAACCATAAACGGTGGAGGTGCTGCCGGTGGTCTTGATGAGGTGGTACTGGTGCTTTCCGTTTTTCGCCACAGAGGTCACCCTTGCCTCGCCGGGTTTGCATGTCTTTCCGTTTGTGCCGTTGGAGCTTGCATAGTGCTTGGTGCCCTTAAAGGTCACCACATCGCCCACAGCGTACTCCAGGGCGGCGTTTGTGTCTGGGGTGGTATCAGATACTACCCCGAGCCTTGCGTTGACCTCAGCGGCAATCTGGCCGTGCAGGTTATAGAGATAATCACCGGGGCAAGCCTTATTGGCAAACCAGCGGTGCACCGTCATGTTTTGCTGCTCCACCTTGCCGATGAGGGACTTGTCCGCTTTCCACTTGAGCTCTTTGATGCCGTTGCGCTTGCAGATGTCCGTGCACAGGTCAATCAAGGCCTTATAGGCGGCATCTCTCACCTTATAGGGGTGCTTGGTGTCACTGGCAACCTCAATAGTGATTGCCCGGTTGTCGTTGCTTGCGGAGGACGAACACCAGGAGCGGTCTTTTTCCTCCACATACATGCCGATGCGGCCATCATAGCCAATGCCATAGTTGGAGCTTGCCTGTCTGGATGTAGGGGCAAACACATTGCCCAGGGTTTCCACGCTGCATTGACCTACCACACAATGGATGGTGATGGTGTCAATTTTGTGGTTTCTGGGACTTGTCTTGTTTGGGGAAATTTTGGTATAGTCCACCAGTTTGCTGTTACTCAATGCTATAAACCTCCTTTTCAGTCT